AACATATGCTGTAGTGCTACAGGATTAGAATTAAAAAAGAAAACACGTAAACGGGAATATATCTACGCAAGGGCTTGTTATTATTATTTTGCTAGATTCCATACTAAAAACAGTCTTTCCTCTATTGGTTTAATTTGTGGGACAGATCACGCTACCGTTTTGCATGGTATAAAAATTTACGAAAACAATATAAAATATCCCGATTTCTATAAGATGAGCGAAAATATAAATAAAGCGCTTCCAGACTTTGAAATATTAAAAGTAAAGGAAAGTAGAAAAGAAAGAGCTTACTTAACATCTGTTAATGATAAGCTAAAAGATAGAATATTAGAACTAGAGGAGTTTGTAAGAAATAATGAAATAAAAAATAAACATATTCAAGAAATCAATAGTTTGCCGGAGATTGAGTTACAAGATTTTTTAAAATACAAATGGCAACCGCATAAAAAAATGTTGGAAAGTAAAGTGAATTATCCTATCTTTAACTAAAACTTATAGTATAAAACTTTATTATAAACACAGACCCTTTTTCTTCTTTTTTTTGAGCGAGGGCAAATTAATTTGAAAAATTAAAAACAAACAATATGAATACAATATTTAATGAGAGTTGTTTAGATACAATGAAAAGACCCGAACTAAAAGGCAATGTCGATTTAGTGATTACTTCACCGCCATACAATACGAGCAGGGTAGGTGCAACAGATAAATACAATAGTAGATATGATACATTTCAAGACTTCAAGACTGATGAAGATTATATCAATTGGACTGTTGATGTTTTTAATGGGTATGATAATGTTTTACGTAAAGATGGATGCGTGTTGTATAACATATCTTATTCGAGTGAAAATACCCATTTGATTTGGCTTGTAATTGCCGACATAATTAAGAGAACTAAATTTACTACTGCTGATTGTATTGTATGGAAGAAATCAAACGCATTACCCAATAACAGAAGCAAGAATAAATTAACAAGGATAATTGAGTATGTTTTTGTTTTTGTTAGAAAATCAGAGATAAAAACATTTGACGCTAATAAGAAAGTAATGTCTGTAATTGAAAAAACAGGGCAGGCAAATTACGAGAATGTATATAACTTCTTTGAAGCTAAAAACAATGATGGTTCAAATGACCTTAATAAAGCAACATTTTCAACTGACTTTGTAAAAAAACTTATTGAGATGTATGCAAAGGATAATTCATTGATATACGACAGCTTTATGGGCATAGGAACAACAGCAAAAGGATGTATTGAAACTAAAAATAAATATGTTGGATCTGAATTGTCTGCTGCTCAAATATCAGATTTTAAAGCGTGGGAAGAAAAAAGAAAAGAAAAAGAGTATATGCACCCAACTTTATTTGGAACACAGAAGTAAGCACTTGTAGGTAACACCGTATAACCATGATAAACTAAAAATAATTAAAAATAAAGTTGTTTATTAAATATTTAATTGTATTTTTGGTAAAACTTTAATAATGTCAATCTTAGACGAACTAGCAAAGGACGATAGTAAATGGAGGATGATTGCTTTAAAAATCTGTGGAAATAAAAGCCTAGCAGATGATTTGGTTCAGGAGGCATATCTTTCAGTTATGGATAAGAAAGAGGTTAAATGTTCTTATATGTATCGAACAATTCTTAATAAGTTTTTAAACCACACTAAAGAAAATAAACAAATAAACATAGACGATTTAAGCAACCTTCAAAGTAACGATGATAAATTTGAGCCTGATGATGATGATCTTAAAATATTAAATAGGTTTCGTAAAATCAACTGGAGGCAACAGGACTTAATAAGTGAAAGCTATGATAAGAGCTTACGACAAATAGAAGAGTCATTCCCGATGATAAACTATGCCTATGCGTATAGACAAATAAAAGAAGGTACTGAAATTGTTTTAGCGGATGATATTTATAAGTATAAAAACACTAGGTGTAAAAGGTAAACTAAACTAATAAACTAAAACTTTGAATTATGATAAGATACATTAAAGATAACATAAGCAATGCACTATATTTTTTGTTAGTTGCAGTGTTTTTATGGGTGGCGATTAGTAACATTATACAATTCTTTAAATGCCCTAAAATGACCCAAACAGAATTATTCTTACATATACCTAATTCTTTTGTGTGCGATTGGCAACATTGCAACTAACACCGCATAACCATAATAAACTAAAAATTATGATTGAAAATATAGAAAATACAATAGAAGATTTAGTGTCTGACTTTCTTTATTATGATAGAAAAGAGGATGAAGATTTGCCAATAGGGATAATACAGAAAGCAATAAAAGATGGTTTAATAACCAAAGAACAAATAATAAAGAAATTTGAAGAAAGTTTGAATGAAGGGCTAAGCGAATAATTTTATTATTTATAGCCATTGTTAGCATTAGTTAATTATGATACACTTACAAAACCAAATAATCACGGACGAATACCACAAGCTAGAGCCTAAAGAAGATTTGATTAGAATACAAAAAGCATTGGTATTGCACAGAGATATATTTTGCACACTAGATGAGTGCGGGAATATATGGCAGAATTATAGTTGGGAACTATCTGCAAGTTGGTTAGATATACCCAATGATTTAGAAGCAATAATTAAGCACGTTGAAAGTGCTGATAACTTCAAATCTTATGCAGATTGGCTCGAATCTTAATTAATGCTAACACCGCATAACCATTATAAACTAAACTATATGAAAACATCAATAAGTATAAAGACAACGAAAAAAACAGATATAGACGAGGAGATACATCACGTGACTTTTAAAGACTACCGCGGAGACTACACCATTAAAATAGACAATGGCACAGCACGTCAATTTATAGAGAGTTTAGATACTGCTGTAAATTATTGCGAACTAATACAATAAAAAATGACAACCTACAGACTAAAACTATACGCTGAGACAGATGAAGATGTCACTATGTGGATGGAATTGTACTTAGACGTAGAAACAATTACAGGCTTTTACATCCCCTTATCGGATGAAGATGAAGAGCCGTCTATAAATATATTCATAGGAGATGCCCCTATAACTATTAAACAAGAAGATCATATCATTGACTATCTATATAATACATTCGCAAAAAACGCTGTAAAAAATGACTAATGATAAAAGATGTAAAGACTCATTTAAAGCAATAGCGATATACTATATAAACCCTAAAGATATAAAGTCGTATGATCCGCTTGTTATGAAAAGAAAATACGGAAAATTTGATAGGATTATTTATAAAGAAAAACTATGATTAAAGATGAAAAATATTACAAGGGATTAGATAAGCGTTCCAAAGAGTACAGACAATGGAAAGAGTCGCAAGTAGTGAATAAAGAACCTAAACGACTAGGAGATGTGATAGAATCAATTACAGAGGTAACAGGAATAAAGAAAGTAGTTGAAAAGATATTTGGAGAAGATTGTGGGTGCGAGGAGAGAAGAAAGAAATTAAATACTGTACATCTTCCTGAAAGGTTTAAAGTAAGACGATGTTTGACTGAGGATCAATATAACCAATACAAAGCCTATAGAGAGCGTAGGACATTAGACTATAAGACTAGCGATGTTCAGATAATGATAGACATCTTTGCTCACGTGTTCGCAATACAGTATCACCTATCAGAATTGTGTTTAAACTGTCAAGGGAGTTATAAGGTCATCAAAAGCATTGAGGATAAATTGGATGTAGTTTATGAAAGCTACGAAAAGGAAATAACTAAAATTTAAAGCAATGGAAAATATAATACAAACAGATTATTTAATGATGTCTCTTGCAATAGGTGCAGGGTGTGTATTAGGGCAATTTATATGGAGGATAATTCTTAAACTATTCAAACTAAACGAACTAGACTAATGAACAAGTAATGGCAAGACAAACATTAAATAAAACAAAAGTTCAAAAACTAATAAAAGAAACAGGTCTTGATATTGAAAAAGTAATGGTAAGGGGAAATACAAACCACAGGAAAGACCTTTGCTTATCAGACGGAACTATATCCAGAATGTATAAAGATGGTGTGATTGAAAATAAAGGAGAAAAATGGCATAAACAAAAATTAATTATTAATAATCTTTTTTAAATATGGCAGACGGTAGAAAGAGTAATGGAGGACATAAGACCGCAGGGCGTAAACCTAAGGTGGAAGAACAGGCTTTGATAGAGAAGTTAAGCCCATTAGAAGATAGCGCTTACAATGCTCTTAAAAAGGCAATCTATTCAGATGAAAGTTGGGCGGTTAAAATGTTCTTTGAATATATGTATGGCAAGCCTAAACAAGTTATAGACCAAAATACAAACCTAAGCATTAATGACTTCGACGTATCCAAACTGTACAATAAAAAAACATAAGGACATTTGGAATCATTTAAACAATGATACTAGATACTTTATAATCACAGGCGGTAGAGGTTCGGGTAAGTCATTTGAGGTTGGGCGTTTCTCATCTATACTATCATTCGAAAACAATCACAAAATACTATTTACACGGCAGACGATGACATCTGCACACTTGTCTATCATTCCAGAGTTTCAGGAGAAGATAGAATTACTAGGTTTAAAAGATGCCTTTGATGTCACACGCAACGAAATAAACAATAAGGTATCAGGAAGCCAGATAATATTTAGAGGGCTTAAAACCTCATCAGGAGACCAAACAGCGAACCTTAAATCTTTACAAGGGATTGACACGTGGATATTAGACGAGGCAGAGGAGTTAACAGATGAAACCACATTCGATAAGATAAACCTGTCTATTAGGCAAAAGGGAATACACAACCGTATCGTATTAATACTAAACCCTGCCACTAAAGAACATTGGATATACAAACGTTTCTTTGAGTCTAAAGGAGTTGATGCTGGTTTTACAGGCGTTAAAGGAGATACTACATACATTCACACTACCTACTTAGATAACATAGATAACCTAGATGAAAGTTTCTTAGACGAGATTGAGCGCATTAAACTATCAAATCCTATTAAGTTTAAGCATGTCATAGAAGGCAGTTGGATTGAGAAGGCGGAAGGAGTTGTATTTGATAACTGGAGGTTCGGAGACTTTAACCCAGACGGTCTACAGGTTATTTACGGACAGGATTACGGATTTAGTATTGACCCTACTACTTTAATATCTGTAGCAATAGATCAAAAGAAAAAACGCATCTATGTTAAAGAACACTTATACAAACCAAAACTATCAACAGCGCAAATAGGATACATT